GTGTAAACTCTTCGGAATGTCCCTACCTCCCATAACCTGCTTGTTAAAGCGGTCGGGATGGAGGGACCCCCTGGAATCGGATCATCATAAGGTGGACTACCACGACGTGGCGAAAGCCATTGAATCTCAGTTAGCCGGCGTTGACAACTGGCAACCTTTACAGGTTTCCCAGTGTGCACCGACCCTATTCGGACCCTTGAAGTGTGATTATCTTCGGCACATTTTCACAGGCCATCCTAAGATTGACGCAAGTCAATTCTCAGGTAATGGCTGGAAGTATGCTAAAGACCTACACCCAAGGATCCGTCGGTCGTTGCTCAGTCGAATCTTCTGGTTTCCGAGATTGAAGGAAGTAGTAAAGCGTGAGCTTTACAAACTTGCTACAATCGAGGAAGGATGGACGAAATTACGAAACATCTTCATCTCTTGCGAGATGAGGATGAATTGTGTGATCCTTGCGGATCCAAATCGTCCGTATGAAGAATTCGACCGAATCAACGCTTCGCTAATCTCGAACTCGGTCAACCAAAAGAATTTTCACAAATTCTTGAAGTCAACAGTGAAGGCTTGCCGTAAGGCAATCCTCACTGGTGAAGATCTAAAAGTTCCGTGCTCTATGAGTTGGCTCACGCCAATATTCAAAAGAGCAGAGGGGCATGTACAGAAGCGTCTAAAACAACTCACGTTGTTGCAGACGAGGGCTGCTGCATATCCAGATGAGGGTATCCGTAAGGAATCCCTTCTCAAATGGATAACAACAGTCACTTCTGACGTGTCCCAAGCGGAAGATCTAGATCTGTCGACCGAGCTCGCCGAGCTTGAGGCGTACATTCGTGACACTATGTCCGTTAACGCGTTCACAATCAAGCACACTCACGTGTCGCTTGGTGTATCAGCATGTTTTGAAAACTCCCGTGGAAACGGGGGCAAAACTCAACATGCCAGTGAACTAATTAAGGAACACAAGGTTACGAATAGAATAGACTTGGACACAGGCGTTGAAACGTGCGTTCCTATCCTTGCGGATAGAGAACCAGGTGAGTTCCTGCTTCATCACTCCCTCAAATTAATTTTAGAGGAAGGAATTGATTCTGCATTACCCGTAAGGGTATCTGGAATCGATGAAGTGGGGCTCAAGTACAGAGTAATTACTGTACCAACCTTTGCACACTCAACAATCTTGAGTCCATGGTCGCATCTCTGCTATCAATTCCTGAAAACTAGTCGTGAGACTAAATCAGGGATAGCAGGTACTAATCAAGCCTGGGAGATGTCAATGGCCCTTTCGGCATCGGATCCGAACTTATCTTGGATCTTCTCTCACGAGAAGATCAAAAGCTTTTGTTCGGATCTCAGCGAGGCAACTGATCGTGTATATCATACAGCGGTTTCTCAATTGTGTGACCTTGTTCAGGCAGTGATGCCTGTTCAAGAGTTCTACTTCCAAGTTGTTAAATCCTTACTTTGCAGTAAGAGATCTTTCATCATTGGAAGAGGAACTCCTGGTCAAATCACAGGAGAAAGTCTACGTGGCTGTTTCATGGGTGACCATGGCAGCAAAGTAATTCTGACACTCTCTGGACTTCTTGCCCTTGCGGGCATGAAGTTTCCAAAGCTTAGTCGCTTGGTCGGTGACGACCATGCTACTATTGTGAAAGAAGAACACGTAGAAGCCGCTGAACAGATATACAGATCTCGGATGGAGAAGTTAGGATATA